AAATACGTTTATTGGTCAGCAAGCAGGTTATTATGTAACAACGGGCGCAAGCAACACCATTCTTGGACGTTTCAACGGCAATTCTGGCGGCCTCGACATCCGCACCAGCAGCAACAACATCGTGCTGAGTGATGGGGATGGTAATCCTAGGGTTGTTGTGGACAGCAGTGGGAAAGCGTTGTTTGGAACTACAAGCACGTTTGACAACGTAAGTTTCTTAGGTGTTCAATCTCTTGGTGGACTTGCCACAAAAATAGCCGGAACTGCTGCGACTTCACAGGTATCCTTCTTTAACGACAACGGTCGAGTTGGTTATATAGGTACATCTGGAACGTCCACCTCATATAACACGTCTTCAGACTACCGATTAAAAGAAAATATAGTTGACCTTACTGGTGCAATAGACCGAATCAAACAAGTTCCAGTACATCGTTTCAATTTCATTTCTGATCCAAACAAAACTGTTGACGGTTTTATTGCTCATGAAGTTTCCGATATTGTACCCGAGGCAATAAGTGGTACAAAAGATGAAGTTAACGCAGACGGTAATCCTGTCTATCAAGGCATAGATCAGTCCAAATTAGTACCGTTACTTACTCAAGCCTTGAAGGACGCAATCACAAAGATCGAAACACTTGAAGCTCGTATCACAGCATTGGAAACAAACTAATGGACGAAATCACCGCAGAACAAATTGCCCAGCACTACAAAGCAATGGGCGATAGTGTAGACCTGCTAAACGCTGGTCAACCCGCAGACATGGACGATGCAGAGTGGGCGGATTGCGTGGATCGTAACGTGCGTCACCTACAGATCATGGTCGCTAAGGACTTTTGGACCGACGAAGATATGACCGCTGCAAATGCGGCTATAGCTGCAAACGCATAGGAGTTTTAAATGGCAATCACATGGTCTATTACACAGCTTGACTACGCGCTGTCCCAAGATGGTCACACGGACGTGGTGAACAATTCGCATTGGCAGTGCGTCGATGCTGATGACGCGGGCAACCAAGCTCGGTCTTATGGCACAGTGGGTATTCCTACTGATGACCTGTCCAGCTTTACTCCTTATGCCAACATTACCGAGGCACAGGCTCTTCAGTGGACCTTGGATGCCTTGGGTGCAGAGCAGGTTTCAGCCATTGAAGCAGGCGTAGCACAGCAGCTAAATCTTATCGAAAATCCCACAGAGGGTAGCGGCACCCCGTGGGCTTCTTAACCGCCGCATAACTAAAAGGATGATACAATGGGAAAAGATAAAAAGACCCCCGTTACTATCGATGGCACCGAGTACCAGTTAGAAGATCTTACCGCAGAAGAACAAGCAATGCTTAATCACATTGCAGACTTAGACCGAAAATTAGCCAGTGCTAAGTTTAACCTGGATCAACTAGACGTAGGTCGAGCAGCTTTCTTTAATATGCTAAAGGCATCGTTAGAAACCAAGGAGGTAGTCAGTGGCTAGTAACAAAAAAATTACAGATCTGGACGAAATAAGTTCGATCACCGTTGCCGACGACGATGTACTAGCTATAGTAGACGTTAGCCAAAACAAAACTTACAAGATACGGAAGGACGCCTTTGAGGTTGCAATCTCGGGCGTCAGTTCTATGGCTGCAAGTTCACCTTTGGTTACGAATGCTTCAACTGGTGCTGTAGTGATGACGCTTGATACTGTACCTATAGCCAAAGGTGGTACAGGCGGTGTCACAAATAGCGAAGCCCGTACTAACCTTGGTCTTGGTACTATATCTACACAGGACGCAGATAGTGTTTCTGTAACAGGTGGGTCTCTTAGTGGTATGACCAGCGTAGGTACTACTACTCTAACAGCAACTGGTACCTCTACGCTCAGTACCGTAGACATTAACGGTGGTGCGATAGACAATACTGCAATAGGAGCAGGTACTAAGAGCACAGGCGCATTTACGACCTTAAGTGCCACTGGTGGTTACACCGGTAGTGTTACCGGTAATGTAACCGGTAATGTAACCGGTAATGTAACCGGAAATCTTACCGGTAACGTAACCGGAAATCTTACCGGTAACGTAACAGCATCAACTGGTACTTCAACGTTTTCCGCCTTAAGCACTTCTGGTAATGCGTCTCTTACTAGTTTAACTTTAGCTGGTACGGCTGTTACATCTACAGCAGCAGAGTTAAATATCTTAGACGGTGTAACCGCATCAACAGCAGAACTTAATATTCTAGACGGTATAACATCGTCTACCGCAGAGCTTAATACACTAGACGGATATACCGGCAATGCTACGCATCTAAATTACGCCAAGGATTTGTATAATACAGGTGTTACCACTACAGAGTTTGATTACTTAGACGGCGTCACTGGAACTCTTTGGAACAACGGTAACTCTACATTATTTCATAGTAGTGCTAACCAATCTAATGGTTATGTAAAATTACCAAATGGTTTATATATCCAATGGGGATATAATTACTCTACTTCTGGTGGTACATATGTTGCGTTTCCATTATCTTTTCCAAGTTATTGTTTTTCCGTTATGTTAACACTAGCAACGGCCTATAATGATCCCGCTAATCCAATTTTATGGTGTGCAACAAATATTACTAAAAGCGGTTTTGATACACAATCTACTGCAGAACTACCTGCTAAAATGTGGCTAGCAATAGGTTTCTAAGGAAAATACTATGAAATATGCACATATAGATAATAACGGGCAAATATTAGGTTGGTATGCGCGCGAGGTACACGATGCAATACCGGAACCTAACGTACAAGTTTCAGAAGAAGTATGGCAGAACGCTTTAGATTCTAGTCACAATACAATCATTGACGGTGTGACTAGTCAAGTTGATCATAGAACTTCAGAACAAAAAGCAAACGATGCTAGAACATATCGTAATCAATTATTAGTACTAGACGTAGATCCCATTGTCACAAATCCGCTCCGTTGGGCAGAGTTGTCTGCGGATAAACAACAAGAGTGGGCCGATTATCGCACAGCGCTTCTCGACGTACCACAACAGGTAGGCTTTCCAAACACAATTACGTGGCCTACTAAACCTTGACACAATTGCCACACCGTGGTAAAATAAATAAAACTAGAGCTAGAAGCTCTGGGAGAAAAGCATGACCGTAGAATCTGCTACGTATATTAGTCAGCTAAATACAGCACAACCAACAGCAAGTGACAATATCTCCGAAGGTGACGATCACCTACGGCTGATTAAAAGTGTCCTTCAGTCACAGTTTCCTAACCTTGGTACCGTTCCTACCAGACCTACTTCTGCTCAATTGAATAAGTTAGGTTTTCAAACAGGCATGGTAATCATGTGGGCTGCGTCTGCTGCACCGAATACACAAACTATTAGTGGTGTAAATGATTGGCTCTTATGCGATGGAACAGCGTATAGCACGTCAACATATTCTGATTTGTACTCAATTATAGGTACAACCTTTGGCTCAAGTGGTTCAGACTTCTTGGTGCCAGACTTCCGCACATATTTCCCCGTAGGCGTAGGTACTGGCTTTACGCTTGGCTCATCTGGTAACGCTTCGGCTGCTACGGGTACAGATGTTATTAAATACATTCCTATGAATTTCTTGATAAAGACCTAGCGATGATTACGTATCGCGGCGAGAAATTTGCAGGGTACAACAAGCCCAAGCGTACCTCCGGTAAATCAAAAAAGTTTGCAGTACTGGCTAAGCAAGGACCGCAAGTTCGTTTGATCAGATTTGGTGATCCTAACATGACCATCAAGAAAGATCAACCAGCTCGTAGGCGTAGCTTTAGGGCCAGACATAAATGCGACAGCAATCCCCCTAGTAAACTTACAGCCCGCTATTGGAGTTGTAAGAAATGGTAAAGGAGAAACATATGGGATACGACAAAGGAAAAGGTAAGGGTAAAGGTAAAAGCGGTAAGTTAGGAAATCGCTGCTAACTATGAACATAAAAGAACTCGCTGCTCAAGCGTCTATTGTACTTAGTAACCCTATCTTTGAAGAAACCTTTAAGACCTTGGAAGACAGTCTAACAACCGAATGGAAAAGCAGCGACGATCCTAACCATCGAGAACTTTGTTGGATGCGTATCAAAGCGTTACATTCTATAACA